TCCTGGATCATTCTTGTCAAGATCTTTTGTTGAAACCATTGCACAGTTTTGCAAGGCTGCTGAGTTCTTCTTCTCCATAGTCATAGGAGTTCCAAATGCCCACATACCACGACCTGGCGGTGTCCATTTTAAATTAAACATTCTGTCATATGCTTCTTGTGCTGACTTCTGAGCCTTGTAGTCATTCCAAGGCAAACGGTTTTCTTTAGCATGATTTTTTTGAACTGAATACATACCCTCGATTACACGACGGCAAACCTCGTGCCATCTTTCTTTAGTTCCATCTTCCTTCATTCTAGAGTAAGTACGAATAAAAGTAATTTCTCCAAGTGAATTTTCTGCTGCATCTTTAAATCCAAATGGACTTTCAACTTTTGTATACTTTTCTACAAAGTCTTCTGGAAGTCTAAAACTAAAAAAATCTGACATAATATGTATCGTCCTTTCAAAAACGGAATAAGTGTTAATTATAGCAGAGTTTTGCAAAAAGTAAAACTCTCCCCTAAATAACAGGTTGAGAGTTAAAAATTATTTACCACTAAGTATATGATTTATCTCTATATGGTTTATGTTAACATGTTTAGGTAGACTTGCTACCCATCTTATAGACTCAGCCATATCTTCAGCAGTTATAGCAATGTCTCTTTTTTCTTCTTGTGTATCAATTGTTCCTGGGCAAATTTCAGTAACTTTAATTCCATACTCTGGAAACTCTAGCCTCATTGTATCAACAAGTGCCATCATTCCTCTTTTAGCATTTGTATAGTTTCCTCCTGACCTGTAAGGAAACTTTCCTCCAAGAGAACTGATGAATATAATAGTGGCAGACTCTGATTTTTTCATACAAGAAACAAACAGTTGAGACAAATACATTGGCCCAGACACATTTATGTCGTACGCTCTTCTAAAGTTATCCATTGTTTCATTTATAATGCTAGTTGGCCCAGAGCCTCCTCCTGCATTGTTTACCAAAAGATCTAGGGTTATATCTTTATACTTGTCATAAAACTTCTTTATTTCGTTAGCATTTGTAATGTCCATCTGATAAACTTCTACGCTATCTCCAACGAGTCCTGAAACTTTTGACAAGTCTCTTGATACAGCAATAACTTTATATCCACTTTCAGATAAAAGTTTTACAGTTGCATAGCCAACACCTTTACTTGCCCCTGTAACAATTGCCGTTTTCACTACATAGACCTATGAAATTCCATATTGTTGTGAATCCAGTGAGATGGAACCATATACTTAAACTTACTCTTTACCAAATGTGCTGTGTGATAGTATGGAGCAGAAGATGGAAAAATAATAATGCTTCCTGCTTTTGGCTTAATCCCAAAATCAATTATTTTGCTGTTTAGTTCATCTTCATAGTCTTCGTTAGGTTTTATCTCTGTGTCATTGTTTTCATAATCTTTTAAACTAAAAGATATTTCTCCGCCCTTAAAATCATCATTTAGATACATAACTAAAGAGTATCTTAGTGTTTTATCACCATCAAGTTGATCAAAGTGGGGACCCATATAGGTTCCAGTATAATATTTTTTTATGTTAAAGGTTGGGAAAAGATTTGGCTCTTCATAGTCGCCAATAGATTCTGCATAGTCTTTAGAGACAGCATAAAACGAGTCCATTATATTGTTGTAAATAAAAAGCATTTTATCTTTATATAAATCATCAAGAGTATTGATAAAATCTACGTTAAATGACATTGTGTCTCCGTATACATGATCTTTGTCATTTGATGCTGTCCAAGTCTCCCACATTTTTTTGCCATCATTTGTGTATACATCTTCTAACTCAGACAAAGAACTCATTACTTCATTAAAATTTTTTACAGCATCTTCGTAATAATATACCTTATCGTGCAGTATGGTTTTAATCATTAGTGAATCCAATGCTGCGGAACCATTATTTTTTCGCCACTCTTAACTAGGTGAGCAGTGTGGTGGTATGGTGGGGATGGTGGAAATACAATGATGCTTCCAGCCTTTGGCTTAATGGCAAAACTAAAACTTTTATTTTTTTCTGCTTCTGTAAAATCTGGCTCTGGGCTTGAGTTCTGTAAAACACCATCTGGAGAAGCAATAGTAAAAGATAGTTCTCCACCTTCGTAATCGTCATTTAAATACATAACAAAAGATACTTTTAATCTTCCATCTCCTTCTTGCTGATCAAAGTGTGCCCCCATAAATGTTCCTGGTTGATATTTTTTAATTGGATATTGAGGAAACAGTTTTGGCTCATCTGTAATACCTTGCGCTTTAGCATAGTCTCTTGCTACATCGTCAAAGGCTTTTTGCAATGTTTCATATATGTATTTATTTTTTTCATCGGCATCTGGAGTTAATGCAATAGTCTTATCTGTTCCGTAGACATAGTGCTGACCGCTACAGGTTAGCCATTCTCCCCAAGGATCCTTGTTGTCATTTTCAATTGCATCAACAAGTTTCTTTGGGTCTTCAATTACATTTGTGTAATAGTAAACCTTTTCCTCAAGTATTTCTCTGTCCATTTTGTGTCTCCTTAGTATTTATTTTTCTCATAAAAACCTGTTACCTTCATAAATCCTACAGTAACATATCTTATGGGCCCTTCTCCTACAAATCTTACTCCGTGCTCATACTCTTCATTGCCTGGGAAAATAAGTAATGTTCCTGGATTTGGTCTCATATCTGAATTTTCTTTATTTTTAAAAAACAAAGTTCCGTCCTTGTAATCATCATTAATGTATAGTATAGCAGCATATCTAATTGATGGATCTGTGTGTTGGTCTGTATGAGACTTTAGTTCAACCCCAGCCTGCATTCTCTGCAGCGTTCCAAAGCCAGCAAGTTCTAACGATGGATCTGCCAACTCTAGAAGTTTTCCTAATCTGCCCTGCAGAGTTATGCTTATAGGCTCACTTGTAATGTTTAAATTTTTGTCTGCCCAGCCCTGAGTAATTTCAAACTTTCCTTCGGCAACTAAGTTATCAACATCGTCTCTTCCAAACTTTTCCATACAAAACCTAGCAAGATTTTTTGTATACTCTATCATCCAGTCTTCTTCTGGAGTAATTTCAATTATTTTCAATATGGTCTCAAGTTCTTCTTTTGTTATAAAATCTTCTATAAACAAAACATGCTCATGGAAAACCTCAGTTTTATAACCAGCATTATCAAACTCTTTTTTTAAAAAAACTTCCATTTATAATTCCTCAGCCTTATATTTATTTCCATCAGCATCAAGTTTCCACCCTTGTTTTAATAGTTCTTGCCATTCTGCTCTTTCAATTTCTTGCTTGGCTCTAGTCTCTTTCATTTCTGCTGCCCAAGCATCCCTTAATTCTTGTGGGTATGCATCTTCTTCACGATCATCCCAGAATGAGCCAATGGTATATCTAACTCCTTTTGTTATTAACGTTACTTCGTGCATATTATTAAATCCCCCGTCAAATGCAGCAAGCATTCCAACTTTGGGCTGTAGACTTATGTCTTGATCTGGGAACTGCAACATTCCACCTTCAAAATCATCGTTCAAATATAAAAATGCCGCATACCTGCTTCTTGTAAAAGCACCAGAGTGGCCATGCTCATCGGTGTTGTCAGAATGCTTTCTTGCGTATGCTCCTGGCTCCCACTTTTGTGTGTGGTATCCAATTTGAGAAATTATTTTTGGATCAAGATCGTGAACACTTGCAACAGCATTTATAATTCCTTGCTTTATTTGTGAAAATACATCGCTTGGCAATCCTTCATTTTCTACATGCTCATCATTGTCTTGTGGCAGTACTGAAGAATAAGACTCATAGAAAGATATGGGCATCCAAGTAATCAACCCAAGTTCTGCATGTTTATCTAAAACCTTTACAAGTTTTGCAGCAGTATCTGCATCAATAAAGTTTTCATAAACAACTATATCTTTAGTTATTCTATTTTTGTTTTCTAGATTCATTTTATCCTTCTTTCTTTTTCGGCACTCCACTTATTTGGATTTGCAATTCTAAAACTTTCCAAAATTCCTGGCTGCATTTCTTCCCATTTTTCTTTGCCATATTTTTCTTCATTTTCAAACCAATCAGGACTTCCCAAAGAATATTTCATCCAATACATTCTTGCTAAGTATTTTGATTTTTTATATGAAGGCATGACTCCATGAAGATATATAGAATTTTCAGACATCAAAAGTTCTGGATGACCAGAAGGAAAAACAACAATATCTCCAGCCTCTGGCTTATACATATATGCTTCTCCATTTGCTATGAAATCAATTTCTCCACCTTCGTAGTCATCATTAAAATATGTTAAAGCAGTAATTGCAAATTTATGTCCTGGGCTTATAATTGGCTCTCGTATATAGTCTGTATGATATGTCATTGCTATATCATCCTCAACATTTTCATGATATCTTGCTATTGATGGACCGCTAGTTTGCCACTCTTTTACATAATTCCCGCTTTTATCTTTAATATTTGGAACAATTTTATTTTTATCAAAATCAACATTGTTTTTTAAAGCATAGTCTTTTGTTACTCTATAAAAATTATCAAACATTTCTAAAAGAATATCTTTGTGTGTCTTTTCTTTTTCTGTTTTTGTTTCTATTTTTTCTATTTCTTCAGGTGGCAACATATTTTCAAAATTTTTAAAAGTTGGAGAAATATACTCACCAAAGTGTGACCACTTTGTCCAAGGACTTAAAAGTCCATCTACTCCGTCAGATTCTTTTAGAGTCTTATATACTAGGTCAATGTCTTTATAAAGATTTTTATACACAAAGATTTTTGGATATATTTCGATTGGATTAAGAGTTTCTGACACCATTGCTATCACGGCTTCCTGTCTCCAGTGTGTTCTGTAATCTCCCAGAAGAATGGACAGGTATATCTAATACCACTTTTAATTTCTGTTACTCCGTGGATATAGTTTTTATCCCCTGGGAAAAAATATGCTGCACCTTTCTTTGGTTTAAACTGAACCCCTTGCAGTGGGAAGTATAACTCTCCACCTTCATAGTCTTCGTTTAAATAAAAAAGACTGGAAAGATCGTAGTTTGGAAAGTCATTTGGAAGTCCTGCGTCTGGGCCTTCGTGCAGTTCTTTATCTGCATGTGGTCTTTGAAGTTGCCCTGGAAGCCATCTAACAATAGTTGTGCCAGTAGGGATAACCTTTACTTTGTAAAAGTCCTCAACGATTGGCTTTAGTCTTTCAAACAGCCCTGCAATAACAGGAGCAATTGCTGGATCGTTTTTATCTAATGTAGGACTAGTAGCAACTCTGTCTTTCCAATAACTTGCTTCATATACAACAGTTCCATTTTCATTAACATGGCTTTCGGTAACATCCCAAATTGTTAATGACTTTGCAGCCTTTTCTAGAAACTCTATTTCTTGTTCTGTCATAAAGTTTTCTAACTCTACAATCATATCTTTACTATTGCCAAACCAGCCAGAAGGTGTAATTGATGGCTTTCTTTGAACTACTTTATATTCTTCCATACTCATATTATATCACCGCTTATGCCGTCTTCTACATAAAGTTTTAAAGTTTTTACTTCATGACGACCTATGCTTTCTTCTTTTTCATTAACAGCATCTCTATACCAGTCAGTCCATTTCCCGCTAGAATTAATGACTTGTGCTGCGTTTCCATATTCAATATTAGCATTTTGTCTTAAACCATTATCATCTCTGTACTCTACAATTTTTATTGTGCTATTATTTAAATTAGTTAAAGATATAGGAATTATGGTTGCTATTGGAGTACCTGCTTTTATTACTACTCGCTCATTTGCCTTTTTTGCTTTAATGGCTAGTGGCAGAGGATTATCGTAGAATGATGTGCTAATTAAATTGGACATTGTTTCAAAATCTTCATTAAAATAATTAACTGGATTGATAGTAAGAATGCTTACGTCTTCGTCAGTTCTAAAAACCAATCCAGTATTTAAACTAATTGAAGACTGTCCTCTTCCAGCATATGAACCTTCTGGACTAAATATCTGAATATGTTTATCTGTTTGATCATTTATTCCGTCCCAAATAAACTCAATATCTTCTGAACAGGAAAGGCTCCACCCAACAACATTTGCTTGTGTTACTGGAAAGCATCTATATGCATGGTTCTCTGATGTAGCATCCATCCAATCTCTTTTAATAGACATTGGAGAAATTACAAAAGGTTTGCCTGCCATTTTTTCTACAGATATATTAAACACTATTCATTTTCCCATTTTGGATCATACATATCTGGAGTGTGAAATTTTCTGCTATAGTCTAACATAGTTACAATTGAATACTTTGTTCCAGAATGAACTGGCATAGCCTGATGAGGATACATAAAGTTAGATGGAAATATATAAAGGTCTCCAGCCTTTGGCTTAATGTTTAAACCTTGTAACCTAAAGAATAACTCTCCACCTTCATAATCATCGTTAACATATGCAACCAAGGACACTGTACAGTTATATGAGTATCCATGATCGTGATGCTCCATAAAGTGTTGACCTGGTCCATACTTAATAAAGTTGAATGCTTCCCAATATCTAAGTGGCATAATATTAAAGTCTTTACGATAGTCTTCAACTGCTGCAAACTGTGCATCATATACATCTTGCCAAAGTTCTTGAAGTTTTATTGACTCTTCACTTTTGTCTTGTTCCATATCAGTTTTCTTAAATTTAAAGTCTACACAGTCTCTATAATCAGGCATAAGTTGCTGATATCCAACATATGCTGGCATCCAGTGATATCTTTTGCCTTCAGGAGATAACTCTCCATATCCAGCGACTGATCCTAAAGTTTCTTCAAGTCGATTTATTACATCAAACTCTTTTTTAATTACTCCTCTATAACAGATAATTCCGTTACCAAGGTCTTCTTTTTCTGTCCATGATTGCATTTGTATCTCCTATTTATACTCTCTGCGTGACCAAACTTTTTTAATGTAAATTCCACCATCAGGCTGACGATAGAACTTTGCGTTATCTACCATTTTACCATATATAGAAGACTGGTCTAAGATCTCTATACTGTGGTCCCAGTTCTCTCTTTTAAAAGGAAGGATTTGTAAGTATGGTGTCCCTGCTGGGATTGTTCCTTCCCATCCCTCCGCAATAAAAAATGGAAAACTGCCAAGAAGATGAACTTTATCTGAGTCAACAATACCAGTGGTGTTTAAAAATGGAAGATCAAATCTATTCATTGGGGTCATAAACAATGCACTATATCCCTCTGGCAACTCTAAACCCCACGGAGAACTCCAAGCAAAATGATGCTGATAAAATCCTTTAGGGTGTTCAAACTGTGGCATTGGTGGTCTTTGAGTGCAAAAGTCTTTATACTTGGGATCATCTATTGTGACATTAATTATCCCCTGAGAATTTTTAGCAAAGACTAGATCGCAAGGAGTTTTAAATACATATCCCGTTGCGAATGCATCCATAATGGCAGGACATGCCTTCCATGTTGGAATCTTCCCATAATCGTCTGTGGTTCCTTCTTTTGGAAATGGACAAACCTCTTTTGGTGCTTTCCAATATTCTCCACTTGGCATTTTTGCAAATCTGTCTGCATCTTTGTACCAATCTGGGATTTCTTTTTGTGTAGGAACAGGAACAGAGATATCTTCTTTATTTATCCAAGGCCTGAAGGATGTAAACTTTGCAATTAGAGACACTACTTGTGTCCTAGTTCATTAATGTCTGTCATTACGACAACACAATATTTAGTTCCTTCTTTCATCGGCAAAGACGCATGCTCATAAATATAGTTTGATGGGCAAAGAACAATGTCTCCTATTTTTGGAGTATGAGTGTAATTATCCATTCTTGGGAACCTGATTTCTCCACCCTCATAGTCTTCGTTTATATAAATAACAGCAGAGACCGTGCAGTTATACATAGGGCCATGGTCTGCATGAATATTGAAGTGTGTTCCTTCTCCTTCATACTTAACAAAGTTAAATGCTTCGTAGTATACTACATTTATTCCCCAATACCGTGCATAATCATCAACACAAAACTTTAATTTTTGATATATCTCTTCATGCAAGTCAATTAATTCAGCATTATGTTCATCTCTTGGGCCCAGGTTTTCTTGTTTAAATCTAAAATCTACAGCATCTCTAGCCTTTTTAATTGGAACATCTGAATTAGTTACTTTTGCCTCTGACCATTTGTATTTTCCATTACCGCCTAAATTTGATTCAAGAATTTTAATATATCTTTCAGAATCTTCTTTTGAAAATACATTCCTATAAAGATTAATTCCTAATGCGGGGTTTTCAACTAAGATATTGTTTCCAATAGTTTTTGATGGATATCTATTTAGGGACGTCTCTGATCTATCTTTAGTAAACCAAGGCGTTTCATTTTCATCATAAATTGTCATATTGTTCCTTTGTTTTGGCTATGACTATAGTATATCACAAAAATCCTAGTAATATTTTATTAGATTACGGATATTTCTCTAGTTGTTTTATTATATGAAACTGTCGATCCTCTAATTGCAAAAGAGCACTTTACAAGAAAAACTTCACCAGAAAATGCTGCATCATAAAGTGATGCTTTTTCAGTACCAGTTTCTGTGCTCATTCTGTAAATTATTTTATTATCACATAAAAATGCATATTGTCTAGTTGCATCTTTTTCTTCTTGTGATAGTGCAAAAAACCCTGAATTTGCAGTTCCATCAAAAGATGTTCCATTCCAGGTAGCACCTTTAGTTGCTGTTGCTTTGTGGTCAGATATGTTCATACCAATTATAGGAAGACCTTTGTCCCACTCAGACTCAAGAGATACTCTTAGTTCTTCGTCAGTTTGAACTATCGAAAGTACCTCGTAAGTATCTGCAGTATCTTTAACAATTATTGCGTACATAGTTTAGATCTCCTTTTATTATAGTATAGCATATTTATTAACACCCACAACTTGTGCAGCATGATGGACATGCTTGCCAGCAATAATTTCTAACGCATCCACTACAACTGGTAGCAAATGTTGGTGGGAAGAACGGACCGAATTGTGGTGGGAAGAACGGTGGGAAGAATGGGAAGAATGGGAAGAATGGTGGGAAGAATGGGAAGAACGGGAAGAATGGGAACGACGGTG